TGGATCCGGAAAACAGCGAAGTTATTTAATAGGTACGCCCGCCCCGGTCTTTAGTATCTGTTCTGAACCAAGACTTGCAATCGTGGCATATATAACGTCTATATTTTTGCGTAGCAGTAATTCGCCAGCCATTTGATTTAATTTTAGTACTTCCGCAGGTTGGACAGCTTTTGTCTAACTCATTAAATATATTATAATTGGGAATATTTTTAATAAATGGCTTAAACTCTTCGAATACCTTTTCCAGTAAATCAACGTCTTGCTTACAATACTTTTCCATTAATTTCATTGCTTTTTTATTACGACCGTGAACATCTACCCACAACTGCCAGCCTGTATGTGCAAGTTTTTTATCGTTTACAAAAAACTCACCTAAGTTTCCAAGTTTATTATTAAACGCATATAAATTTCTTTTAGCTACCTGACACGTATCGATGTGATGTATTTTTCCTAACGGTGGTAATCCGTGAAACAGTAATCTTGTTTGCAAAAACTTCCAGTCAAACCTACTGCCATTATGTGTAACAACTGCATCTGCATCTTTTAATATCTCATACGCAGCTTTAACTAATTTCTTATCGTTATTGACGTTGCGCTTCCATTCTGGAAAGTCCCACGCATTAATGCATTTTGATTTCTTTTCGCCGTACACTTTATAGCCGAAATTAATTACACTTGTTATCTGAGCTTTCATGTTTAAAAATGGATATTGAGATAGCGAACACCAAACCTTTAAGGCTTCATTGAGATTTGGTAACGTCTCCAAGTCAAAGAATATTATTCTTGGCTTAGCCACTAAATTTATTGTAACGCATTAAGTTGTTAATATAAAAATATGAGCAATAAACTAATAAAACAACTTTCGGATCCAATTTGGAGATTAGATAACCTTTATCGTATTAAAACGAAGGCCGGCCATACAGTAAAATACCAAGCTAATAACCTGCAAAATGTACTTTTAGGTGAATACGATACCCAATATGTTGATGTATTAAAGGCCCGACAAATGGGCGTAAGCACTCATTATCTATTAGAAAAGCTAGACGATACAATGTGGAACGAGAACAGAACCACAGTCATACTTTCACATGAGCGTGAATCAGTTGAAAAGCTGTTTCGCATTGCACGATTTGCTTATGATAAGATGGATGATGATATAAAACCGCCTCTCGATCGGGGAGGTGGATCTAAATTTATGATGTATTTTCCAGAAATTAATTCACGGATATATGTAGCATTAGAGGTCAGATCCGACACAGTTACTAATCTTCACGTATCCGAAACGGCTTTAAATAAAGAGCCGAGCAGGATTACCGCATCACTCGATGCCGTACCTATTGATGGAAAAGTAACCCGTGAAACCACAGCGTTTGGAATGAATCATTATTACGATGAGCGAAAAGATCCGAATACGATTTATAAAAACTTATTTTTCCCGTGGTACATACATACTGAATATACTTTGCCAGTACATAAACAAAGCAAACTAACTCCTGAAGAAATGGTAATGATTAATAAGGCAAAGGAGCTTTACGGAATAAAAATAACAAAAGGTCAGATTGAATTTCGTAGGTTTAAAATATCGCAGAAAAAAGGAAACGTCGGTGAGTTCTTAAGAGAATTTCCAGAGGACGAAGATACTTGTTTTACTGAATCAAACGAAGCGCCGATTGATGTATTAACTGTTCAGAAAAGAATAGCAAAAGTACAAAACTTAAAACCAATTATTGATTTTGCAGGTGTAACTGTTTTTAAAAAATATAACTCCGGCACCAGATATGTAATCGGAGCGGATACGGCTGAGGGATTTGACGGTGACTTTTGTGCGGCCTCATGTTTTGATATGAAAACCCGTGAGCAGGTTGGCCATTTACATGGAAGATGGAAGCCACATGATTTTGCCAAAAAACTTGTTGAATTTTCAGCGCATTTCCATAAACCCACATTAATGCCTCCATTATTAGCAGTCGAACGTAACAATCACGGCCATGCAGTTTTGTTGGAACTAAAAGAACATCTGAATTATGGTAATCTATATTATGAGGATAAAAAAAACCGGGATAAACCGGGATGGATAACAGATAGAGTGTCCCGGCCTATAATGGTTAATGCATTAATTGATGGTATAGAAAACGAAACGGTGAAAATAAATCACCTCACAACTTTAAAAGAATGTTTAACTTTAATGAATAATAATGGCAAGATCGAAGCAATTTCAGGCAAACACGACGATTCGTTTATCGCTACATCAATCGCACTTCAGTTAGTAATACAATTTTCTGCATCATCCGCTTATAATAATATTTCGGATAAGATTCTATTAAGGGGTTCAAGTCTTGGCTATTAATCAATTCAATTCACAGGGTATTGTTGCGAGCGAATCAGATTCAATTAGAGAATTAGATAAACTATTTGTCGGCAATACAGAAAAAACAGTATCAAAGTCCGCAGCTTATGCAGATTCTCAATACGATCCGTATAACCCTGATGATTTATATCAAAAGACAGGTGATTATTCTATTTACAACGACATGTTGCACGATGATCAAGTATCAAGCGTGCTTCAGTTAAAGAATGATTTAATTATTGGATCTGGCGGGGATATTATATCCAGTGACGATAATATTAATGACTTTATATATAAAGCTATTTATGAAGAGCCTGACTGCCCTTTTGATGATTTACTTGAGGAGTGGGCAGGTACGGCCTATCTATATGGATTTTCTATTTCCGAAAAATTATTTAAACAAAACAATATGGGCGTGGTTTTAAAAAATATTAAAACACGACACCCTGTTACATGGTTAATTCAAAGAGATAAACACGGCAACGTTACTAATTACTGGCAGCAGGGCGTTAATAATGAAATGTCCGAAATACCGGGTAAAAAACTTTTACACTTTATTAATAAACCTCAATTCCAAAAACCATTCGGACAAAGTGACCTACGGCCAGCCCACGATGCATGGTTCGTTAAAAAACATTTGATTAGATATTACGCTCGGTTTTTAGAAAAGGCAGCTGGCCCAATACCGCACGCTAAATATGATCCCAATAGCCCAAAGGGTACAGCTCAAGATTTACAAGATGCTATTGAAAAGTTCCAAGCAAGCACAGCAATCACTACACCAGATACCGTGTCTATTGAGTGGTTAAAATCTGAAAATAATGGCGACGCATATCATAAAGGAATAAATTTATTTAATATGTTTATCGGTCGCTCGGTTTTGGTTCCTGATCTTGTTGGATTGCAGGGTTCAGATTCGGGCGGCGGATCGCACGCATTAGCAAAAGAACAAATGGATGTTTTCTTTAGACATTTATCGAAAAAACGTAAATCAATAGAACAGGTAATTAATAATCATATTATTCGCCCAATTGTTATTAATAATTTTGGTTTTATTGAAGATATGCCAACGTTTCAATTAAAGCCATTACAAAATGAAACAGCAATTGAACTTGCAGAAGTATGGTTGAAAGCGGTTAATGGTGGAGCTTATAAACCAAACGACGAAGAAGTAAATCATTTCCGTCGATCAGTTAAATACCCAGAAGGTGATGTTGAATTTAAGGAAGAAGCACCAATGTTTCCGGGCGCACGATTCGACGAACCAAAAGACAGCCCAGAAGCTGATAATGAATTGGAAAAAGAACTTGAAGATGATTTAGAAAAAATGGCTGAAAAGCCTAAAGAATTTGCCCTTAAACCCTACAACGATTTGCCGGGCGAGTATAAAAATAAGGTTGATTTTAAAGCCATGGGGAGGGCTTTAGATTCAACGTTTGATAAAATTAAATCCGGCAGTGCACCTGTTGTTAAGCGTCAAATTGACGACTTTATTAAACAAATAAATAAAAAAAAAATAATTTCAGGCCAGAAGATTGAAAGAATAAATGAATTAAAAATAAAATTTATTCCACAATTACGCTCAGCATTCAAATTTGCACTTAAGGAATTATATAATCAGGGATTTGCACAGGCACGATCAGAGATTTTTAAAACCCAAAGTAATTTTGCATTACCTTTATCAGACGCAAAGTTTTTAGAGGCTGTTGATGCTGAACTGTTCGCCTACATGGGTGATTATGCACACGCATTAAATAAAGGAGCTCGCATTAGATTAATTGCAGCTCTTAAAGATGGCCTACCGTGGTCAACTATTGAGCAAATACTTAAAGGTGAAATGTCAGCAATCGGCGCTCGTTCAATTGATACATTCGCAAGAACTAAAGCAACAGAGGTATTTAATAAGGCCCGCATGGCATTTTTTGAATCAAACGAAGCCGTACAGGGTTATCAATTTAGTGCAATTCTCGATGGTCGTACCACAGAGATATGCATGGGATTACACGGGAAAAGATTCAAAAAAGAAAACGCGCCAGTACCGCCTTTACACTTTAACTGCCGCTCGGTGTTAATTCCGATTACTGTATTCGAAGAATTTAAAGAGGATAAAACTCGAAACAATCCGGGGGATTTAGACTTCACTACAGTAAACGATCCGGAAGGCAAGAATGCACCGAAAGTAAAAATATCCGGCCCTAAAAATATACAAGATTTTATTGATCAAAGAAAAGGTGCAGGGTTTCCAGCAAAATAATTTATTAAATATATAATTATTGACCTATACTTTATATATGCCATTAAAAACGATTAAAAATGTAGAAATATTTAGCGCCGGAACATGGAATGGCGATACTTATTCAAATGAAGATTTAGATGCAATGGTATCAGCTTTTAATGATACTAAATCTAAATTCCGTCCTTATTTAAAGCTTGGTCACTCAAAGGATCAAAAACTTTTACAGCAAGACGGAATGCCTGCCGCTGGTTGGATTGGTAATCTTAAACGAGAAGGTGAAAAATTAATAGCTGATTTTGTAGATATCCCGGAAAAAATATATCAGTTATTAATTAATAAGGCTTATAGAAAAGTTTCAAGTGAGATTTATCACAATAT